CTATTCAGTTTACCATCATTAACACTCAGACTCCTCAACAACTTAATCTAGTATTAGAGAGAACAAGATAATGCCATTATCCAGCAACCGAATTAATGTAGCCGAATTAGATTTCGACGATATCAAAAGTAATCTGGTAGAATTTCTACGAGGTCAAGACCAGTTTAAAGATTACGACTTTACAGGTTCTGGTTTATCCATTCTTATGGATTTATTGGCATATAACACTCACTATAACAACCTCTATACTAATCTTGCTGTTAATGAGATGTTCCTTGATTCTGCTGCAAAAAGAGACAGCGTAGTTTCCCTTGCTAAAATGCTTGGTTACACACCTCGCTCAGCAACTTGTTCATATTCTACAGTTGATGTTCAAATTATAAATCCAACATCAAACCCAGCAGTTACTGTTCTTCCAGCAGGGCAACCATTTGAAACAACAGTAAACGGAATTCAATATACATTCTACAATACTGGAGATTATACTTGCGCTCCAGGTGCTCTTGGTTATGTTTTCTCTGGTGTTAAAATTATTGAGGGGACACCACTAACATATACTTACACAACAACTCCAGGAATTCGTTACATTATTCCTAATGCGAATGTTGATGTTTCAACAATTAAAGTAACTGTACAAGAAACAGCTAGTTCAGGAACATTTACAAATTTTCAATATGTCAATAATGTTTATGGTGCAATAGATTCAACAAGTCCAATTTTCTTTGTGAAAGAAACCGATGGTGGTTTATTGGAAATTGTTTTTGGTGATGGTAATTTGGGAATGGCATTAACAAATGGTAATGTTGTAACAATAGATTACTATGTGTCATCTTTGGATGCTCCTAATGGCGCAAGATTATTTAATTATTCTGGCATTCCGCTTCTTGGTGGTTCTACTAATGTGTCGACAAAAGTAATCGCTGCTGGTGGTTCTGCTCCAGAAGATATTGAGAGTATTCGTTTTAATGCGCCAAGATCTTTTGCTGCTCAAGGAAGAGCAGTTACTACACAAGATTATCAAACAATTATTATGTCTAATTTCCCTGAAGCAAAATCTGTTGCTGTTTGGGGAGGCGAGTCTAATTCTCCTGCAATTTATGGAAAAGTTTTCATCTGCGTTTTACCAACAGATGCAGATAAATTAACAACAACACAAAAAACTGAAATTACTGGAACATTACTTGCGAATAAAAATGTTGTTTCAGTAACACCAGTAATTGTTGACCCAGATTATATCAATATCCAGTTAGATATTACTTCTTACTACGACCAGTCTAAAACAAGCAAGTCTATAAGCCAGCTACAACAAATTTTATTAGATACAGTAACAAATTATAATAACCAAAATCTATTAAACTTTAATGGCGTTTTTAGATTTTCTGAACTTAGTAGATTACTAGATACTTCAGATATTTCTTTTGTAAATAATATTACAACTGTCGTATTAAATAGACAAGTAGTTCCTCAGTATAATGTTAGCGCACAGTATACAATCAATATGATTAACCCAATTTATACTGCCAACCAACCTGAGGGAAATATTTACTCAAATGGTTTCAGTATCTATGGCGATTCTGTAAATACATATTATCTTGACGACGATGGTCTTGGTAATATTCGTTTATATACATTAGATTCCAACTATCAGAAAAATATTGTAAATCCAACAATTGGAACAGTCGATTATGCAACTGGTTTAATTGTAATCAGCAATTTGAAAATTACATCAATTGTTAATCAGTATTTTATTTTGTCGGTTAAACCAGCTTCTAACGATGTTGTTTCAGCACTACAACAAGTTGCTCAAATTGATTTTACTAATTTGAACATTAATGTTATTCCTGATCTAACAGCAACAGGCGATCTAGCTGCTGGATATAATTATGTATTTACACCAAGTAGACCTTAATGACTAGAATTGCTACATCCAGTTTAGTTCCAAGTCAGCTTCCTGAATTTGTCAGAAGCGACTATGCAACATTTCAACTATTTTTGGAAGCATACTATCAATATCTAGATGCCCAAGGATTAGATTTTCTTACACTGAGAGATTTGGATCAAACTCTTGATTCATTTCTTACATATTTTAAAGACGAACTTGCGTCAAACTTACCACCAGATACAGTTGTAGATTTAAGATCTTTCTTACCAAATATGAAAGATTTGTATCTTGCTAAAGGTACACCACTATCTTACGAGTTATTATTTAAACTTCTGTATGGTAAAAAGGTAACAGTAGATTTCCCTGGACAAAAGATGCTCATTCCTTCTGATGGAAGATGGCAGCAGGATATTTCTATATTCGTTCAGGTTGAACTTGGTACAATTGACATGATTCAAGGCAAGTTGGTTGATGTCGTTACACCAACTCAAATTGTTAAAGTTCTTGTTAACAGAAATCAAAATGTTGAATTAGAAGTTGATAGAATTGTTCAAGTATCTAACAATATTTTTGAAGTGTTTATTGATAGAAATTTCTTTGGAGATATCGCACCAGGAAATACAATTCAATATAAAACAACTTTTTCTGGAACAATTTTAGCAACAACATCAAATGTTACAGTTAGTCAAGCTGGAACAGGATTTAAGCCAGGACAATTATTCCCAGTTAAAAACGGTAATGGTGTTAAAACAGTTTTTAAAGTTGTTACTGTAAATAGCACTGGTGGAATTTTAACTGGAGAATTTATTCAGTATGGTGTTGGATACAATACAGATTTCGCATTTACTATTGACTCAGGTAACGATTATTTCACTCAAGTAAAATCTCCAGTTCAACTAGCATCTATTCTTGTTGTTCCAGGTGGTGTTAATATTTCAGATTTAACATCTGGTATGTCAGAATCTGGTGTAATTAACTTCGCAGATTATGTTGTTGATCCTACTGGAAGTCCAAGTGGTGGACCTACTTGTGATTATTGGGACGGAACATACTCGGGAGCGACTTTACGAGAGTTCTCAGAAACACCTAGCGTTCAGTTAGAATATACTGGAACTCCAGCAATTTTATCTATTAAACTTGGAGCATTGGCTCATTATCCAGGATATTATTCAGCCAATAATGGATTCTTAGACGACGATGTGTATATTCAAGATAGTAAATATTACCAAGCATTTTCTTACTTGATCAAAATTGATGAGCGTCTTTCAACATATAAGTCGGCAGTAAGATCATTATTACATCCTGCTGGTATGGCATTATTTGGGGAATTCCAAGTAAACACTAATATTAGTTTATCTGCTTCTCTACAGTGTGTAATCAGAGCTCTTTCTCTTGTTCTTAATGATTCTGTTACAACTCCAGACGACTCTGTTATTTCGTTTATTACAAATAAAGTTTTATCAGATTCGCAAGTAAGTGATGATTCTGTTCTAATTAAATATATTGGTAAAGTTTTAGCGGAAACATTGTCGACTCCAGACGACAGCGTTTACTCTCTGCTTACTGGTAAGGCATTATCCGATTCGCTATCAACGCCAACAGATTCAACAACAACCCTCAACACTGGCAAAGCATTATCGGATTCTTTAACTACACCAGACGACAGTGTTTATACATTTAATACTGGTAAAGCATTATCGGATTCTTTAACTACAGCAACAGATTCAACATCCTTAACTACTGCTAAATATCTTACAGATAGCACTACTGCTGAAACAGACGATGGATATGTAGCACTTAACCCTTATAGTCAGGGTGGATATTTTAGTATAAACCCGATTATATACGACAACACTATTGATGCAACATTCGGAAACTATTCGACCGATCCGCAAATATAGTCAAATTTAACCCAATAGGAGATTCCTAAAAATGAATATTAATGAACAAATCAAACCAACAGGAAAACTTCGTGTTGTCCACACCAATGCAAAAGGTGAGACAGTACAAGATTTCGAGGTTCCAAACTTAATCGTTACTACTGGTAAGCAATATATTGCTTCCAAAATGGTAGCAACAACAAACAGCCCAGTTTCTATGGGCTACATGGCAATCGGAACTAACTCTACTACTCCAACTGCAGCTGATACACAGCTTGGCACTGAAGGTGGTCGCGTAGCTCTTACTGCTTCAACTGTATCTTCAAACACTATTACTTACACAGCAACTTTCGGTGCTGGTACTGGTACTGGTGCTGTAACTGAAGCAGGTATTTTTAACGCATACCCAACAGGTGGTACTATGTTGTGTCATACAACTTTCCCAGCAGTTAATAAAGCGTCTGGCGATACTATCGCTATTACATGGGTTGTTACAGTAAGTTAATAAAATATGTCAAATTCATCTTCCCTAGTTAAAACAATTTTTCATAAAACTGTCGCTGAAGCAGTTTATAATGAAATACTATCTAAAACCGCAAAGTACTATTACTTTTTAGGTAAGGTATTAACTTGGGCAGATGAAACTACTCCACCTGTTCCTGTTGATAATATAAGATACGAACGAGATACTCGTAATCAGATCGCAACTTTAAAGTTAATTCAACCAAATGATGTTTCCTTCGTTGTAAACAGAATTGACTGGATTGCTAATACTGTTTATGATCAATACGATGATCAATATTGTACTCAAGTTTTGGGTATTAATTTAATTTCAGGTGGAGATCAGTATCTATCAGTTCCAAATGTAACTATTGATCCGCCAGATCAAGCAGGTGGTATTCAAGCAACTGCCACTGCTATCATTTATCAAAACTCTGTTGTTGGTTTTACTATAACTAATCCAGGACTTGGATAT